GTTGAAGCTAAGACTAAGGCTCTCAAAGCAGAGTACACCACTGAGCTTGCTCAGGACCTCAAGGCTGTTCACGGTCTTGACGCTGAGACTGAACTCGCTAATATTCTCTCTACTGAGATTCTTACCGAGATCAACCGTGAGATCGTCCGTACTGTATACCACGTTGCTAAACTTGGTTGTCAGCAGGCTGACATCTTCGGTCGTTCAACTGGTACATACGACCTTTACGCAGACTCAGACGGTCGATGGAGTGCAGAACGCTTCCGTGGACTCATGTTCCAGATCGAGCGTGAAGCAAACATCATCGCCAAGCAGACTCGTAGAGGAAAAGGTAACTTCGTTATCTGTACTTCTGACGTTGCTTCTGCCCTCGCAATGGGTGGCTTCCTCAACATCTCACCAGCACTCAATGTTGGTCTAGAAGTTGACGATACTGGTAACACTTTCGTCGGAACCCTTAACGGTAAGTTCAAGGTCTACGTCGATCCATACTCAACCGCTAACACCAGCACCAACAGCACTGCAGACTACGCAGTAGTTGGTTATAGAGGTGCTAGCCCATACGATGCTGGATTCTTCTACTGCCCATACGTACCACTCCAGATGGTACGTGCAGTTGATCCTAACACCTTCCAGCCCAAGATCGGGTTCAAGACTCGATACGGTATGGTATCAAACCCATTCGCTGATAAGCAGATGCAGACGCTCAACGCCAGTGATTACGGGTTCGCAGGAAACCAGTACTACCGAATCTTCGGTATCAAGAACCTTCATGGTCTTGGTGGTCAGACTGGTGCAGCGTTCGGTTATAACAACGGAGTAGGTTGATAACCAAATAGTTTGAATTAAAGGGAGCACTCTTCGGAGTGCTCCTTTTTTTTATATAAATACTTTTATGGCAGACGATAGACTACTGGGAAACTACCCGACAACTTCAAATTTGCTCACAGCAAATCAATTTAAATTCAATACTGCTAGGATCCCAATCCTCAGTGAATATGTTATTGGTGTGAATATACCATCAATTGAATTTGTGAGTGCTGAACTTGGGACAGCGTTTGGTGTTAATATTCCTACTGCAACCGGTAAATACATATTTGAAGATTTGACTGTATCTTTCTTAGTAGACGAAGAATTAGAATCGTGGAGAGAAATATACGAATGGTTAATTAGATTAGGTCCAATGAATGAGTCTTCAGAAAAGATAATGTATAATGATTGTTATGATTCTACAACCGTAGGTGAACTTACTGTAATGAATAGTGCATATAAACCTAAGTTTAGATACAAATTTTATAATATGTTTCCGATATCATTAACTGGATTTTCGTTCACCACCACTGCAGCAGATTCTATTCAGCTTCAATCTTCTGCCACGTTTAGATTCTCTTATTATGATGTAGAAAAGGTATAGTGGAGTTCTGATGAATATAGAACAATTGCGTGAAATGGTCAGTGTAGACATAAAAATAAATGAAAATGATTTAAATACCGAGTCGCTAAATACACCACAGTTACATAATAAATACTTGGTGATATATGAAAATTCAAAACTAGAACTAGAAAAACTTGAATTTCAAGAAAAAATTCTAAAACGAGATAAGTGGCTATATTACACTGGTAAAATGGGTGATGATGATTTAAAAAGAAAAAGTTGGGATGCATTTGAACATAATATACTGAAAACAGATATACCCATGTTTTTAGATGCTGATGTCGATTTACAAAAAATTAGAGCAAAAATATCTCTACAAACTTCTTTGGTTTCTTATGTTGAACAAGTGATTAAGATAATTACAGGCAGACAGTGGAATATAAAATCAGCAATAGAATGGATTAAATTTACACAGGGTATATAATGGACATCACCGTACATCAAAAAGATGCTGTGCATTTGGTAATTGAATGTGAAAAGTCAATCGCAAAAGAATTAAATCAATACTTTACATTCTATGTACCAAATTATCAATACACTCCCGCATATAAAAAGAAAGTGTGGGATGGTCAAATACGTCTATTCAATTTATATGGCAGAACAATATATGTTGGATTGTTAGATTATATCAAACAATTTGCAAAAGATAGAAAGTATGATCTAGAAATAGACAGTGATAATTTACTATTGATGGATGAAGAAAAAGTTTCTTTAGAAGAATTTTCTGATTTTATTTCCAGTTTAAAACTAAAGTTAAAACCACACCCACATCAGCTATCTGCTACATTTAAATCATTAAATAAAAAAAGAATTTTACTACTGTCTCCTACGGGTAGTGGAAAATCATTAATAATTTATATTTTGATGAGATACTATTTTAATAGGCTATCTGGGTTGGATAAAATTTTAATTGTAGTTCCTACTATAGGTTTAGTGAATCAAATGATAAATGATTTCAAAGATTACACTAATGACAAATGGAATGTAGATTCCAATGTCCATGCTATTTTTTCGGGACAAGATAAAAAAACTAATAAAAAAATAGTTGTATCTACTTGGCAAAGTTTGTATAATATGCCTAATGAATACTTCGAAGAGTTTTCGGTTGTATTTGGAGACGAGTGTCACCTGTTTAAATCTAAATCTTTGGTTTCTCTTATGACTAAAATAAAAAATGCACACTATAGAATAGGAACCACCGGAACACTAGATGGAACCAAAACACACAAATTAGTAATTGAAGGTTTATTCGGAAAAGTATTTAATGTCACTTCTACGAAAAAATTAATAGATAAGAAATTATTATCTGATCTATCCATAGAATGTATCAAATTGACTTATGGTCATGATATCTGTAATGAAAATAAAAGATCGTCATACCAGGATGAAATTAAATATCTGATAACCAACGAGAATAGAAATAAGTTCATTGTAAATCTTGCAAATAAAACAAAAGGCAATACATTGATATTATTCAATTATGTTGAGTTACATGGAAAAGTTCTAAATGAAATGTTGGATGACACAGAGAACAAAAAGAAAATATTTTTTATACATGGTGGAACAGAGGCATCACAGCGAGAGTATATCAGAAAGATAGTTAACAATGAAAAGAATGCCATTCTAGTTGCATCTTATGGAACATGCTCTACCGGTTTAAATATTCCAAATATAGATAACGTTATATTTGCCTCTCCCTCAAAGTCTGTAGTTAGAGTTTTGCAATCGATCGGGAGAGGATTGAGAAAATCTAAAAATCAAAAAATAACAAAAATATACGATATTTCGGATGATATGACATATAAAAGCTATGTCAATCACACCCGTAGACACTTGGATGAAAGACTCAAGATATATAAGAATGAGGGATTTAATTTTAGCGTTACTAAAATAGCACTATAAGAGGTACACATGAACTCAAATAAAATTTTAAAATTAAAGAGCGGCGAAGAGCTAATAGCAAACGTAATAAAACAAGAAAATAATCTTGTATTCTTAAATTTTCCTATGGTATTCAAGACTCTTGTTATTCCAGATCCATATAGTGGAATGCAAAAAGAAATAACAGTTCTCAGAGACTGGATTTCATATGGAAATGAAAATGAAATATCAATTCCTGAAGACTACATCTTAACTTTAACTGGTGCAGACGAAGATGCTATCGAGCTGTATACCAAAGAAATAGAAAAAAAGATGAGCGATGATTCACCAAAAAGAAAACTAAAGAATTATGGTGAAGCCAAAAAGGATATTCAGAAAGAACTTGAGGATATGTTAGACGAAATTGAAGACTCTTCAACTGAAGATATGTCTCCCAAAACTACATTTGGTATGATTCCTATAAACGAAGATATGTTTAGAGAATTAATGAAAAGTCTGGGTAATATTGAAGATGGTATAGACTTTGAATTTGATCTTACATTTCCACCAGAGGAAATAAACTCAGATGAAACTACTGAAGATCAATTAAATCATCCTGATTTTGGGAATCGTTGGACTGATTGGAGTTCTAATCCCAATGAGTATTAATAGTACTCTTTTTTACTCGTTACACTCGGATTATAAGGTGGTTTATAAAAATGTCAAGGAAAAATATGTCAAACAATTATATAGATAATGAAAAGTTTTTTGAAGAGATATCTAAGTGGAAACGAGAAGTAGACATAGCAGATGACTCTGGAGATACACGTCCGCCAGCAACAGAATATATAGGAAAATGTTTTTGGGATATAGCAGAGCATTTGTCCCGTAAATCTAATTTTATGAATTATCCGTTCAGAGAAGATATGGTGGGTGATGCAGTAGAAAATTGTCTAATGTATGCCCATAACTTCGATCCATCAAAATCAAAAAATCCATTTTCATACTTCACACAAATAACTTATTATGCTTTTATTAGAAGAATAGAAAAAGAAAAAAAACAAAACTATGTGAAATATAAACTAATCGATCACTTAGATCATGAGGGTTCTGTTCGAAGATGGTTCGGAAATAACTTTTCTAGTTCAGAAAGTCAAGAAAGTGATGATTCTTTGGCTGAGTTTTTTTCACTCAGTAAAAATGATATAGAAAAGTTCACCCCCAAAAAAAAGAAAGCTAAATGAAAATAGCCTTATTAAATGATACTCACTTTGGTGTGAGAAATGATTCTTCTTTTTTTCTGGATCATTTTTTGAACTTTTTTGAAAATGAAGTTTTTCCATATTTAAAAAAGAATGATATAACCACTATATTTCATTTGGGTGATTTGATGGATAGACGAAAGTATGTCAATATCAATACACTAAATCAAGTAAAGGAAAGATTCATAGATCCTCTAAAGGATATGAAAATAAACTTTCATATGATAATAGGAAACCATGATATGTATTATAGAAATACAACTTCTATAAATTCTGCAAATGAACTATTTTCTAATTATTCTAATTTCTATTTACATGAAACACCATATACATTCGAGCATGATGAATTGTGCATAGGTTTGGTTCCTTGGTTGTGTGGTGAAAATAGAGAAGAGTGTTTAGACTATATAAAAAATTGTAACTGTCCCATTATAATGGGTCATTTTGAACTAAGTGGACATGAAATATTTCCTGGAGTTTCATTTAAAGATGGTCTATCCGATAAAATTTTTAACAGATTCGAGTCAGTATTTTCGGGACATTTTCATATAAGATCCAGTAAGAATAATATTCAGTATCTAGGATCTCAATATCAAATGACTTTTGCCGATGTTGAAACTAAAAAGGGATTTAGTGTATTAGATACTGAAACTAGAGAAGTTGAATTTATAGAAAATAAAAATGATATTTTCTATGTTGTATCTACAAACAATATAGGAGATGATTTTGATTATACTATTCTCACAGATAAATATGTAAAACTATTAGTAGATAGAAAAACATCCAGAAAAAACACAGATTTTATATTAACCAATATAGAAAATATTCATCCATATGATTTGACTGTAATAGAAGAATTTGTGACAAGTCAGCCTATTCAAGAAAACGTAGACCTGAGTAAAGATACAATTACAATTATAAATGATGAGATAGAATTATTGGAAGATGGGTTTGACAAATCAAAATTAAAAAATATAATGAGTGATATTTATATGGAGGCATTAAATTTATGAAAAACGAATCTACAGATAATAGAAAACAAATAATTATGCAGGAAGATGCAACTGGTAATAGACCACACTTCGATTCATTTGCATATCCTGATGTACAAATAAAATGGAATTATACGAACAAATGTTATAGTGTTATTTCGGATAGAGAGTATCATTCCGGTGATATAATAGAAGAAATGCCTGTATTGATAATAGATACAACTTCTGAGGACGTAGCATATAAATATGAATTAAATGANCCTATCTTGTTATCNAAGTCCATTTCATATCCTAATGTAGATTCTTCTTTTGAATTATTAGGACATCCTTTGATTTTACCTGTTGGTAACTTTTTTGTATACAGACAATTAACACATGGAAATGCAGAAGTTGATTTTAGTCCAAAGTTCAATATTATAACTATTAGAGCAAATTCAAAAATAGAAAAAAATGAAGAAATTTTCATAGCTTCAAAGGAAGGTTTCTATGGACAAACTAATATTCCAGTTGATTTAGAATCAGCTAATAATTTAGTTGTTGATTCTCCAAAAACTCGATCTGAAGGGAAAGGCGATATGGGCTGTGGTTGCGGCAAAAAAAATAAAAAAGTAACTCCGATTTTAGATGGAACTGAGAATGTAAAGAAAGAAGTTAAAAAAGAAAAAACTTCTACCACAAAAGAAGAACCTAAGTTTAAGTCTATGGTTGATGGTTCAACTTTAAGGACCATAAAAGCGAAAAAAAATAAATGATAAATTTCGAAAAAGTGAAGTTTAAAAATTTTGGTTCTTTTGGTAATTACTTTACTGAAATTGATTTTGCTTCTGGTGGGATGACACTGGTCACGGGATCTAATGGTCATGGTAAATCTTATGCCTTATTAGATTCTATTACATTTGCTTTGTTCGGGAAGCCTTTCAGAAAAATAAATATAAGTCAATTGGTTAATACCATAAATAAAAAAAATTGTGTAGTTGAGCTTTACTTTAGTGTAGGAACTGTGCAATATAAAATTATTAGAGGTCTTTCTCCAAAGATATTCGAAATCTATAAAGATGATTCTTTACTATTGCAAGAAGCCAAGAGTAAGGATTATCAGAAGATTCTGGAAGATCAAATATTAAAAATGAATTATAAATCTTTTACTCAGATTGTTACTCTAGGTAGCTCTTCATTCATACCATTTATGCAGTTGAGTGCAAATGATAGAAGATCTGTAATTGAAGACATATTAGATATAAACATTTTTGGTTCAATGAATGTTATACTAAAGGCAAAACTTTCTGGAGTTAAGCAGTCAATGACGGGCGTTTCTCATGCAATGGAAATACTAAAAGAAAAAATTTCCATACAATCAGAAAATATAAAAAATCTTGTAGACAGAAAAGAAACAAATTTATCAAACAATTCCAAGAAGATAGAAGAAGTTACATCAGACATAAATCAATTGGAAATTAACATAGATGAAATGAAAAATCAAATAAAGTCTTTGCCGCTTTTAATTGAAGATAAAAATAAGATAGATGATAAAGTAGCTAAGATAGAAAAGTTGACGTTTAAACTAAAAAGCAAAGAAAAAACATTACTTAAAGATATTGATTTTTTTACCAAGAACGAAGAATGTCCGGTTTGTCTGCAAGATATAACATATGAATTTAAAGATAGTAAGATAAACCAATTATCTAAAAAATATGAAGAAATAGTAAAAGCTAGCTCCGAATTGATCGATAATACATCTATTCTAAATATAGAGATTTCGGATAAAATGAATATCATTGAGCAAATGAATGATACTAAATTTAAATTAAATGAAAAGCTCAATTCTATTTCTGCAGCTAAAAAGTTTTTGTCTTCTCTGGAGGAGGATGTTGATAATTTAAATGATTTTACTACTAGTATAAAAACATCACAAGAAAAGATTGATACGTATCAAAATGAAATTAATTCTAAAGAGTCTGATTTAAGTAGTCTTCGTGAAACAAAAAGTTCATATGAATTGTTGCTTGTCTTATTAAAGGATTCTGGTATAAAATCAAGAATTATAAAAAATTACTTGCCAATTATGAATCAATTAATAAATGACTATTTAGATAAAATGAATTTTTACATAACATTCACACTAGACGAAGAATTTAATGAGAATATAAAAAGTAGACATAGAGATAAGTTTAGTTACATGAATTTTAGTGAGGGAGAGAAGTCAAGAATAGATCTTGCAATACTTTTAACTTGGAGACAGATAGCCAAATTAAAAAATAGTGCAAGTTGTAATATACTAATACTAGATGAAATCTTTGATTCTTCTCTGGATGGCGTTGGCGTTGAGGATCTTACCAAGGTTTTACGTGAGTTGTCAAAAAATAATAATGTGTTTGTAATAACTCACAAAGGTGAGCAGTTGACTGATAAGTTTGGTGAAACTATAAACTTTAATAAGATTAATAATTTCAGTAGAATTTGTAAAAAATGAGTCCTAGTTTATTTCAAGAAGATATGGGTGGTTGGGTAGATCCACATCCAAAGCCTATTGTAGAAGAGCACGATGGCTTTTTAGTTGTTCGTGATGATCTTTTGGGTGGTGGATCTAAAATTAGATTTGCAGATTATTTAATTAGTTCTAACATGGAGGTAGAAGAATGGGTATATGGGAGTTCGCCGGCAACTGGGTACGCACAGATTTCTCTTTCTTGTATGTGCGCCAGATATGGTAAAAAGTCAGTAATTTTTATGGCAGAAAGATCAATGGATAATCTACATGATTATCAGTTGCGTGCCATAGAAGAAGGTGCTATGATGCACTGGGTTCCAAACGGGATGTTATCAGTTACAGAAAAACGGGCAAGAGACTATGTTAACGAAGATCCAAAAAGTCGCAGACTTCTTCCTATTGGTTTTGACCACCACACTGTTATTGATTCCATCGTTAGCGTGGCCCGTGGGATGGATATGGAACCAAGTGAAGTCTGGACTGTTGGATCATCAGGAACCCTCACACGGGGGTTACAGCAAGCCTGGAAGGACGCAGCATTTCATTGTGTTACCGTGGGACATGCTGGAGATTACGGAAGAGCAAAGACATACAAATGCGAAATCCCCTTCAATAAACCAGCAAAAGTCTTGCCCCCGTTTCCGTCAGCAATAACTTATGACGCAAAGGCATGGGAGTTTATGAAAAAACATGCCAGTCCAGGTGCTCTATTTTGGAATGTAGGATCATGAAATTTTATCAGAGAAATGATTACGTAATAAATCACGAAATTAATGTCAACTTTGAAGATTTATTGGAGATGACTCCAGACCTATTCAAGGATTGGGTAGTGAAGATGCGAGAGGTTATCAAATATTCTTGGGATAATTATGATTGTCCTCCTCGCACAGGCAAAGACGAAGACAAGATAATTGAAAACTGGAATTTAATGGAATCGTTTCCTGTTCATACATTTGTTCGTACTGATGTATTGACAGATGGATCTGATGATGTTATAATAAACAAGTCCCGGATGGGATCTGAAGTCGATCAGTTTTTCGATAATATGTTCAAGACTAGAATTAACTATTCCGATAAAGATAATGGTTACTCCATTTATGATCTTGTAGGTAACGATGATTATCTAGAGAGGGTCTGTAAAGGTGCTGCTAGGCATTTTAGGAGAGATTCTTTTTACTCCCATGCACTATCCACAATCAAGAACAGTAAGAAGTATTCTATAGTAGAAGTTTCAACTGGTGTTGAGTGGATAGAGGCATTTTTTCAGAATAAAACTATGTTTATGGGATACGATTTCTTTTTAGAAGAGGTCAAAATTAAAGATGGTTTGAATTCCGGTTATTTTCAGTTGGAGCAGAGTGAAATTCTACAATTAACTTCTGATCAGGTACTGAACTTCCGTGATACAGGATGGTTGAAGTATAGACATCACTCTACGTTTGATATAAACAATATGCCTAACGATAGGGTATATTCAATTCGTATGTACAAGAAAGAAAAGAAAATATTTCCTTCTGGGTTCAAGGCATTTAGAATTGGATATATACAACCAGCAGTTAATTTCCCACCAGCAACAGCAAAGTATTTATATGAGCGATATACACAAAATATTGAAGAGAATCGACAAATCAAGATTTACGACCCTTCTAGTGGGTGGGCTGGTAGAATTTTGGGCGCTATGTCTTGTAGGGATAACCGTTCTATTCACTATATTGGTACTGACCCCAATCCTGATAATTTCTTCTCTGACGGAACTTCTAGGTATTCTAATGTTGCAGATTTTTATAACACAAAAACCTACAGAGGAAACTCCTTCTTTTCGGAAACGAATACATATGAAATCTATCAATCAGGATCGGAAGTAATTCACCAAAGTGCAGACTTTATCAAACATAAAGGTTCTATTGATGTGGTGTTTACTTCTCCTCCTTATTTCAATCGAGAAGCATACAGCGAAGATGAAACGCAAAGTTATAAGAAATATGGTTCGTCATATAAATCCTGGTGTGATGGATTCCTTATACCCACACTGAATACGTGCTGTGAGTGGTTGAGACCTGGTGGATATCTTTTATGGAACATTGCTGATATTTTAATAAAAGGAGAATACCTTCCATTAGAAGAAGATTCTGTTAAAGTTATAGAATCTAATGGATTAGTTTTTATAGATAAATTAAAGATGGCATTAGAAGGAATGCCTGGACAAAACCGAATGGGTGACGATGGATTGCCTCGGTGTAAAAATTTCTGTAAGGTAGATGAAAGATACCTTAAATACGAACCGATATATGTCTTCAGGAAGGAAAACTAAAACGGTGCAGACTACAATGACAAATGGCAGCATTGAAATTGGATATTATGTTGAGTCTTGTATTGATGAATTTATTGAAAATTTAATCAATAATAGCTATAACAAAAAGAGAAGTTTAGTAAAATATATGAAGGCACATAGAGTCAAAAAAGGTGACTGTAAGTCCATCCTAGACACATGTACTTCGATGAGAGATGAGCTAGATTCTATTTTGGTAGATAAAGATCCGGAGTTAATTGAAGGATACTCTTATCTCACCACACCGAAAATTAAAAAGCTCAGAGAGTTTGTACATTCTTTGTGTGTAGATATCAAGTCATATTCTACTATCACCAGAAAAAGAAAGAAGCTTACTCCAGAAAAAATGCTAGAAAAATTT